TGCTTTAGAGCAGTATATAAATGGCAGGACAGAAGGGTATATATTCCTTAATAGTCGGAATGAGGTGACAGGAAAACAGCTATGTAAGGCAACAATCGAAGAAATCGCAAAAGAGATTGCAGAGCGTGCCGGATGTAAATGCGTGGCTACGGTGCATGTATACCGGAAGACATTTGCATCCAGGGAATATGCAAGAACAAATGATATATTGTATGTTTCCAGAAGATTAGGGCATGCAAATACGGCCGTAACCGAGCGGTACTACGTCTGTGATGATGTGGATCGTGACAGAAGAATGGCAAGTATTGCGTAAGGCAGAAAGGAGAATTGCAATGAAAGAAAGGACACCGCAGGAAAAGGTGCAGCAGTATTGTAGAAATGTTCGGGAAGAAATAGAACATTGGAAAGATATAAACCAGAATGGTTGCAATGATCCGTTCTGGTCTGATGGTTGCAACATGAACCTGACGCGGAACCATATTATTTATGCACAGGAGCAGATCCGGAAAATATGCAAAGAAAATAACATTCCATTTCCAGAGGAATGCTATTTATCAGTACCACCAAAAGCAGATATTAACTATATGGCACATTTGAAGCAAAAGAAACGTGTAGAACAGATATTCCATTGCGGAGGCTTGCCAGCAAATCTGAAATACGAATATGAAGAGCAGCAGTTGAGTTTGTTTTAAGGAGGAAATGCTATGACATTGGAAGAACTTTTGAAAAATTACGGTGGCAATGCAGGTGTATCCATAGATGGGTACTGTGAGGACAGTTTTAATGAATGTTTACCAGATATGAAGTTCTGGGGAAAAATAAAGCACAGAAACGTGAAAACGTGGAATGTCATAGGAGGAGGCAGTTATCCGGTAGAATTAACAATTGAGCTTGAAAAACCACAAGAATATGCAATAACTGACAGGAGTGGAGATTACATCTGTAAAGGCTCATACGTTGTAAACGGAGAACGGTATAAGGTCCTTAACAGCAGTAAGCAAAATTCCAAGGTAAGGGTTTTTAAGAGTAGAGAAGCAGCAGAAAGAGAAATAGAACGAATGCAGGGGAGATATGTTAATGCAAGCGATTTGAGAGCATGCAGGATTTATAGGGAGGAATAGAAATGGAAGGGCAAATGGATCTGTTTAATCCACCAGATATGCACATAGTAAATGCGCGTGGTGAATTAAGAGAAGCACCTAGCTGGATGGACTACAAACGGTGTGAGAACTGTTCTGCATGGGAAATGCTTGGAAATGATAAGCAACCACCAGAAGGATGGGGAATATATGGATGGTGCAAGGAAACCATACAAAGAAGTCAGGGAACTTCCTATTGCATGAAATTTGAGGATAAATTAGGAAATTTAAAGAGGATGATTAAATGATTGGAGGCAATGCAATGATTAACGGAGAACTGATCGTTGACAATTTCGCCGGCGGTGGCGGTGCATCTACCGGAATCGAGTTGGCAACAGGCTACAGCGTAGATATAGCCATCAACCATGATCCAGAAGCAATTAAGATGCATAAGGCGAATCATCCGAACACAAAGCATTACTGCGAAAACGTTTGGGCGGTTGATCCGGTCAAGGCGTGTGACGGGCATCCTGTCGGACTTGCCTGGTTCTCGCCGGACTGTAAGCACTTTTCAAAGGCGAAAGGTGGAAAGCCAAAGGATAAGAACATTCGAGGTCTTGCATGGGTAGCATTACGCTGGGCAGGATTAGTCCGACCAAGAGTGATCATGTTGGAGAACGTGGAAGAATTCAAGACATGGGGACCGTTGAACAGACGGCATCATCCGATTAAGAGCAAGCAAGGCAAGACGTTTGAGCGGTTTGTGCAGCAAATTCGAGATCTTGGATATGAAGTGGAGTTCCGTGAACTGATTGCCGCCGATTATGGTGCGCCGACCATGCGCAAACGATTCTTTATGGTTGCAAGGTGTGACGGAAAGCCGATTGTATGGCCGGAACCGACACACGCCCCTGCGGATAGCGAAGCGGTAAAAGCTGGACTACTGAAACCATACGTTGGAGCATACACACAAATTGATTTTACCCGCCCATGTCCGAGCATCTTTGATACATCCGAGGAAATTAAGGAAAAATACGGCATCCGGGCGGTACGTCCGTTGGCTCCGAAAACAATGGATCGGATTGCAAGGGGATTAAAAAAGTTCGTCCTTGATAATCCAGAACCATTTATAATCCAGTGCAACCACGGCGGTGAGCGCAGACCGAACGATATCCGGGAGCCGATGCCAACCATAACCGGAAAACATGGGTACGGAATTGTAGAGCCAAAGCTTGCACCGTATATGGGAACCAATACAACGAATCATCCGGGTGGAAACTGCAAAGATCCGATACATACGATTACCACAGGTAATCAACAATGCCTTATCAGCCCAACACTGATCCAGTACCATTCCGAGACAGCACCGGGAGAAGTCAGAGGACAGACGATTAAAGATCCGATTATGACCGTGGATGGCTCGAACAGGTACGGATTGGTTACATCGTTTTTAAGTAAATTTTATAAGAGCGGCACCGGGCAGGATATGAGAGAACCATTACATACAATCACAACATCACCAGGACATTTCGGGGAAGTTCGGGCATTTTTGATCAAATATTACGGACAAGGCACTGGGCAGGATATAAAAGATCCTCTGGACACTGTGACAGCACAGGACAGATTTGGACTGGTGGAGATTGAGGGTGCGAATTATCAAATTGTAGATATAGGTTTACGGATGCTTGAACCAAAAGAGTTGTATGGATGCCAGGGATTCCCGGATGATTACATAATCGACCATGATTATACAGGAAAGACATATCCGAGAAGTGAACAGGTAAAGAGGTGTGGGAATGCAGTCTGCCCGCCGATTCCTGCGGCATTGGTAAAAGCAAACTTGCCGGAGTTATGTGTGGCAAAGCGAACCGGAAATATAAAGATTGCACAGGAACAGACAGGACAGCTTAGGTTTGCTTAGATTTTGGAAAGTGATGGCAGGAAATTTAAAGAGGATGATTAAAAATGAATAGAAGAAAAGCCAAAAAGCGAAAGAATAACACCTATCTTTTATGTAGTAAGCATATTTACATTAAGCCAAGTGAATGGAATAGGGTAAAAAATAAAAGTAAGCTGATAAAACGTAGATTTTTGGAGGAAAAAATAAGACTATGACAGAAACAAAAACAATACGGCTGGACGAGACGGATTTAAAACGAATCTTAACTGAAAAATTTAAAACCGATGAAAACAGCATCAGTTTTGAGCTGATAGATCCAGATGGATATGGGATACACGTAGAAGCAAAAATTGAAAATGTCCGGGAAAAAGAATAAATGCAGAGAATATTAAAAAGGCGGTGAAGCAGATGGCAATTAAACCAATTTTATTTAACACAGAGATGGTTCGGGCGATTCTGGATGGACGGAAGACCTGCATCAGATGTGCGATAAAGCCACAACCACAATCAGGGCTATGTTATACATATGGAGGTAGCCACAAGGATTGTATAGGAAAATGGACATATCCAAACAGGGGAGCACACAAACTTTGGGGCGAAGAATATAAGCTTCCGGAAAATATAAAAGATGAGGAATTAAGCAAACGATGGAATCCGCCATATCACACGGACGATATACTGTACGTGAGAGAAACATGGAGCGAAGGATATGAAGATGGAACATATATTTACAGGGCTGATGATAAGCTGACAGACTTGCCTACATTTAAGGAATCATCAAAACTGATATACCATCCGTCCATTCACATGCCAAAAGAAGCTGCGCGGATCTGGCTTAAGATTACGAGTGTGAGAGTGGAGCGGCTTCAGGAGATGAAGCCGGTTGATGTGATAAAAGAGGGAGCTTATCCTGATTGTTGGGATTGTCTTAATACATACGGAGAAAGCGGTTCGCAGTGCTGTTATGGGACAGAAGAACAGTGCAGTCAATGTGATGAAGTGATGATGGAATGGGAAAAACTTTGGACCTCCACCATTAAGAAATCCGACCATGACAGCTATGGTTGGAGTGCAAATCCGTGGGTTTGGGTTATCGAATTTGAGCGGTGCGAAAAACCAGAAGCATGATGATTTAGGAGGTGCAGGGTGAAATTATATCAAGGAAATGCAAAGGAACTTGTAGGCAAGAAGATTGATTGTTACAAAAGACGTTTCGGTTATTATCCAATGGAAGTTATTGAGATAAACGGAGTGCCATATGTAAAAGATGCAGTTGGAGTATGTATGCCGATTCCAGAAAAAGAAACGGACTTTAACTGCACTGATTTTGATTTTGTCATTGAGTAAATTTGGAGGTGGAAGATGGCTAAAGCAGTTTTGATTATGGACATGCCGGAATCATGCGATATGTGCGATTTCGTAGATGATAAGCAGCCACCAAGATACGGAGAAAAAACATTGTATTGTGGAATTCCGGGAATGGGAGAGGATGTAACAGATTATATAGCATGTAGACCCGAATTTTGTCCGCTTCGGGAGTTACCGGAAAAGAAAGAATTATATCTTAGTATAAATAAATGGTATTGTGTGGGCTTTAATGATTGCCTGGATGATATTTTAGGAGAAACTCATGGGAAAGAAAAATTATAATAGTATCAAGTATATCACATTAGATGAACATACAAAAAATCATATGAATGATGATAAATTAAGCACAGCAAGAGCGGAAAAATCATTTAAAGCTGAAATAGGTGCAAAACCAAAATTTCACAAAGGAAAATATGGAAAGAAGTATGATACATACACCTGTGGAAATTGCGGTTCTACATTAAGAGGAGGAGTGTCAGAAAACTATTGCTGTAATTGTGGATATAAAATCATATGGGATAATCCAAGATGCCTAACAAAATATGAGAGTTTGGAGGAAAAAAACCATTTAAAAAATGACCTGATAAGGATAGCAGAAGAAAACTGGACCGATTCCCAGGTAAAGATGTTAAAGGGACTGATCTGTGCAGCAGTGAATGGAATTGAATATTCAGATGCATATGAGGTAGTAAATAGAGATTGATGCACAGGACTTTAGCAAAGTATTAGGTGCTATAGGACTTTGCACACAGTACTTTGCTAACACAAAAGGAGAATACATGAGCGAAATTAAAAAAGATGGATGGATTCCAATTGAGGAATCAGTACCAGAAACAGGAAAATATATAATGGTATCGTTCGAGAATTTTACATTACCAGATATTGCAAGATATGAAACGGATGAGCAGGGAAATGGAGCATTTTATCCGGGGGACGAGGATAAACCATATATTGAATATGGACTGGTAGTAAATGCTTGGATGCCATTGCCAAAGCCA